CCATAGCAATAGCAAAGCCCTTAGTAGCAGAGCTACCACTAGCATAAGTTTTTACATCTGTTGCTGGAATAGTCTTCATTGTTCCACCATCATTAACTACAAACCCATCTGCATCTGCCACTGTTATTGAACCACCAACAGAAGTACCACCGTCTAGTAGATTTAACTCTGAGGCAGTAGCAGTAACGCCATCAAGTATGTTTAGTTCCGTTGCTGTTGATGTTACACCATCAAGTATATTTAATTCTGCAGCAGTAGAAGTAATAGATGTGCCAGCTATTTGTAGTGTTGTTGCATTTACTTCTCCTGATGATCCGTAAATTACTGCTTTACTATTTACTATTGTTCCTGCAGAAGAACCGTCTACTAAATTAAGTTCTGTTGCTGTAGAAGTTACACCGTCTAAAATATTTAACTCTGCTGGTGTAGAAGTAATTGCAGTGTTACTTGCTGCAGCTAGAACAGGAATTGTGCCACTTTGGTTAGGTAGATTAATGGTACGGTCTGCTGTAGGATCAACAATAGTAAGTGTAGTCTCGTGTGCATCTGCTGTAGCACCCTCAAACACAACAGCGTTTTCTGCGTTCATCGTTACTGTATTTACAACTGTAGAAGTACCACTGACTGTTAGATTGCCTGATACTGTAAGGTTGTCAGCTACTGTTACTTCTGAAGTGCTATGTCCTAATGTAATAGCTGTACCAGATATACCTGTGCCTATAGATACAGACTCACTACTGTTAGCAGTGTCAATTATAAGGTAAGCATCTGATCCTTGTTTGATTGTCAATGCTGTAGCTGAGTTGTCAGATACTGCTACGTTGATGTCTGTGCCATCAGCACTAATAGAGTCAAGTGCAATGTCACCTACGTTAGTAATGTTATTGTCACCAAAGCTAGTGTTATCTCCAAAGGTTTTATTTGTTAAGGTATCTGTTGATACAAGAGATACTAAGGTAGAACTAGAACCTGCAGGTAATAGCATAGTGTTTGTTACACTAGCAGAGTGTGGTTGTGATTGTAGAATTTGACCATGACTATTGCTTTCACAGTTAAACTGTATTGCACCTGCATTAGAATTACCTCTAACTGTTACATGACCTGTACCTTTAGCTTCTATCTCAAGATCAATATTAGAGTCGCCACCTGTAGTAGATAACTTAGGTGCGTTACCTGTTGCAGCGTTAGTTACGTCAAACTGATTGACTGCAGAGCTAGTGGTTTGAAAGATTATCTGTTCGTTGCCGTTCTCATCTCCTATAAAATGTGCATCGTCTATAAGTATATTATGCGAGTTAGTATCTAAGTTACCTCCTAGCTGTGGCGTAGTGTCATCTGCCACGTTAGATATGGCACCAGAAGCAGCAAGACCTGATACAATAGTGCTACGTGTAATCTTTTTAAGTCCACCGCCAGAAGTATCTACTGCTAAAAATACATCATCATTAGCCACTGTGCTTATCTCTGATAAATCACCGACAACAGTAGGATTAAAGTTTGTACCATCTGCAATAAGTAAAGCACCAGATGTATTAGTAGCCATAGTCAGGTCATCACCACTAATAGTCAAGTCACCTGCTAGTGTAGCATTAGCTCCACTAAATGTCAAGGCTGTAGTAGTGCCTGACTTAATAACTAAGTTGCCAGAACTATTTGTTAATGAGCCATAGGTTGTACCTGCATCCTTTACAAATACATCACCACCATCTGCGTCAAGTATAATATCACCAGAAGAGTCTAACGTAATGTCTGTACCATCATTAGTAATAGTATCAAGAGCAATACTACCTACGTTAGAAATATCAAGATCACCAAAATCTAAAGCACCACCAACAGTAAGTGTTCCTGATATATCAACATTACCATTTATGTCTATTAGTGTTGCGTTAAGTTCAATCTCATCTGTAGCGTTTATGTCTAGTACGGTAGCACTAGGTGCATTAATAAACTGTGATGCATCGTTGAACTGTATAGCCATAGTGCTATTTAAGAGCAGCCCGGTATCAGCTACGTGCGTAAGTGTAACATCGTTGTCAGCACCAAAACCTAGCACAGCAGCATCACTGTCTAGTTTAAGATCGTTGCTAACTGTAACTGCAGTAGAGGCGTTAATGTCTACTGTTGCCTCTCCATCTATTCTAAGAACACCATCAGAACTTTGTTGAATAAAAGTAGCAGTGTCACCAAACTGTATCTTTTCTGTAGATGCAATAAGTATATCATCAGAGAACTCAAAGTAGTCCTCATCCTCCATCCACTTTAGTTGACCATCATTAGTCTCACCATCAAACGTAATAACGATATCTGTACCTGAAGTTCCTTGACCAAAGGTTAGTGCATGTCCTGCAAGTGTACTGATGGGTCCACCCTCACCAGTTGTACCATCGTGTGTATGTCCACTGCCAGCAGCAAAGGCAGCTAGTAGCTGATCAAACTCATCATTAGAGTCTGATGCTTGTATTATGTCTCCATCTGTAAAGGTGGACTGTCTTGTATATGTAGCACCCATTAGCGTCTAGCTCCTACTTGATATTCTAATTGAAATCCTTTTAAAGAGTACGGTGCAGATACACCATCATCGTCTACCTTTAGTGCAACAGTAAAACCTGATCCTTCTACTGGCTGTCTAACTAAAGGGTTTGTAGCTCCACCATAGACAAACTGTGTCGTAGATGATGTTGTACTGTAAGTGGCAGAACCGTACTGTGCTCCTACATTTGCTGTCGTTAAAGCATATGCTGCAGGTCTTGCTGATCCTGTGCTCTCGTTGTCATAGCGTAATATTAAGTTGGCACTAATAGCAGCTTCAGGTTCATAGTTAAGTATAACTCTGTGCATTTGTTTTCTTAAACCTGCGTCACCAAAGCTCAAGTCTGGACCTCTGTATCTGCCTAATATAGTTGTACCATCAAAAGTATTACCTTTTTCTTGCCTGTGCACATATCCATCAAAAGACCCTTGTAATATTATTACATCACCTGAAGTTATAAAAGAGTCTGTGCAAGATGGACGTATCCCTAGTATCTCAGAGAACTCAAAGCCACTCTCTCGCATCACACATATTACACCTCTAGTTCTCTTTTCTGTTACTGTAGACTTAGAGAAGAATATTCTATATTGTGTTTTATCAGGTATGGTTACACTTTCAAAAAGATCAGAGTCAACTATGTTCTTATCAAACAAACCTTGCACATTTTTAGATACTGTGCCTAACTCAACATCACCAATCCTAGCTGTACCAGAGACTGTTCTTAAACCATCAGGTCCAAGAAACATCAAGTCACCTGCATATTCTTGGATGGTATCTCCGTTAATACATCCTATGTTTCTAGTTACAGGTTCAACTACAAAGTTTGATGCAGCCGTTCCTGATAATTTAAATATCCTGTTTTCACAAAATATAAATAGCTCATTACGAAAAGCCTTTAATCCTACTATAGTATCGTCTACCTTGAAGCTACCAGCACCAGAAGCAGATGTAAAGTCATCCTCATCTTGAGCAACACTAAACACTACCTCTTGGGGAGTGCTAGACATACCAGCGTAGAACATAAAGTTCTTGTGTGCTGCTACAAACTTAGCACCTGATACTGAACTAGTGCTTACATCTGTTGCACTCATAGCTGAATTAAATACTACAGGTGCATTAGTACCATCTACGCATATTAGTTTGTCGTTACCGTCAAAGTTAAAACGCTCAAAGTTATACTTACCTGCGTTAGTTCTGTCTGTATCTCTTTGTGTCCAAGACTCTGATACTACATCATTTACTGCATGATTAGCTGCTGTAGTACTGGTGGTTGCACGAGTCACACCTGTAAAGGTAGTAGTTGTTACACCTGTGTAAGTAAATAGCTCATCGTTTATTTGTAGTGTACCGCTAGTGCTAAACCCTGCAGTAGAGTCAACAGTGAGTGTACCAGAGCCTGTCATTCCTGTGCTGGATAGTATCTTTAATCCTAACTCTGTAGACCCTGCAGTAAATATTCTTTCACCACGAGCAGCCACAACTCTATCCGCAAAAATACAAGTCAACAAGGTCTTTTCTGATGCATTGTTAGTTTGTGGTATCTGATGATTTACATACTTGCGAAATCCATTTATTCTCCTGTAGCCACCCTTAATATCTGGCTCAAAGTTTACTAGCTCTAAAGCCTGACCAGGCTGCATAATAAAAGTGGACTTGTTTAAAACTAGCCCACCTTCACAATTAAATATTGCTGACTGTAGTGTTGATGTATCTGGCATTTTAAGACACTCTTAGGACAGGATTGTACGTTGTCGTGTCTCCACTCATCAGAGTTGACCTTACATAGTCGTACTTGTTTATCACAAGAGTCTGCATATTTTTTATGCCTTGCTGAAACCTGTCAAAGTTTATTTGATATTGTTGTAACTCACCACGATACTGATACACATAAGATACTGCACCATCAACAACGACAGGTGAAAATCTATCAGGTATAGTAGTTGTATCTCCATGAGCAGATAAGTCTGATGGAAAAGTAAAAAAGTCAAATGTTAAAACGTATTGCTTATCTGGGAAAGGGTATAGTAAATAGTTGTTATCTAAAGTTCTAACTATAAATCTAGGTATGCCACCTTTAGTAAACTGCGTAACTGTAACACCACTAGAATGTGTTTCTGCTGTTGTGCTATTGGCTCCTCTGGTACAACCTGTTATGTCATTACCTGTTATACCTGTATATGTAACTTGCTCACCTCCTATGTGTACTGTACCAGAGGAAGCAAAGCCACTCGACGATGTGAGTGTCAGTGTGGTCACAGTGCTTGAGTGTGAACCGTTTAGTGTTGTAGATGTAACATCATCCTCTTGTGTAGCGTAGTCTCTAGATATATACTCATTGTAGTTTAGCTTAGTTAGACTATTACCTATTGTATTTAAGTCACTATCTTTTTTTATTCTGGCAGTGTTGTAGTCAATATACTTTGCACTCGTAGGCAAAGAGTATCTAGTTACACCTGCAGTAAGAGTTTTTGTAGTTGTGCTATGATTAAACGGATAGCCAAACTCTCTCTGATTAATATAACGAATAGCATCATTAACTGCATTTTTACATTGCGTCTGCACACCTCTAGATGAAGAGAAGTTAGAAGACGTAAGCTCTACCTCGTTCATCCTAACAAGTGTACTGTTTGTCAGTGTAAGAAATGTTTCTGCCATTTTGCTATCCTAAAGATGTACTGAGGGGGTCAGTTGCCCAACCCCCAAAAGTATTATGCAAGTAGATCACGATCCACTTCAGTCGCTGCTACACGTCCACGAGCACCAGTGTCAATGCAACAAGCTAAGACACGTAAGATACCTGTGGTAACATCTGCAGATGAAGCAATCAACTTAACGTCAATCGTATCTGTAGTTGTTACGTGTGCTGTGAATGTATCTGCTGCTGCAGTATTCACAACCATGCTTTGACCGTTTGTACCTTGAGCCAAAAAGCCAGCAGAAGAAACGTCACCACCATCAACGATATCATCACCTGCTGCAAAATCAATATCTACAGTTGGTGAAGTACCATCAAAGGCAGTCTCAACTTCAGCACCTGCAAACAATACGAGAGTATTAGCAGGTATTTCTAGAAGTTGAAAGATATCTCCGTTGGTACAGGAATATCCATCTTCTACCATTTTTGCAATGTCCAAACGTGCTTCACGCATGTACATGCCCATCGCTTGATGGCGTGAGGTAGCTGCTGCAATGCTGTCAGAATCAACACCAACAGTAGCTTTTGAGGTCATGTCAAAAGTAGCCATAGTTTATCCTCCCTTACGCTGCGTTGTATTTAGCAGTTGTGATTGCTTCTGGACGAAGAATCTTTCTGCCGTATAGATGCATACCACGAACAATGTCAGCAAAGCTGTCAGGGTCACGATATGTTTCAGTCTTACTGATCTGCTCTGCAGTTGCTACAGCAGAATCATGTCCAGCAACTAACACACCAAAATTAGAGTTCTGGTTCGCTGTTCCTGATGTACCTGGCCCTGTGCCTACTGCTGGTAGGTTTGAAGACACGTACAAACGGAAGCCGTGAAAGTTGTTGATTACAAGACCGTTACGTAGTCCACCAGACTCGCCGTAATCCCCATTCATAAAGCGACTGTCTTCATCAGAAAGTATCTCTAAGAATACTGGGTCTATTACCAGCCAGCGACCATTTGTATCAACTTGCTGTTGATCAAGTAAACGCTTCATGCGTGACACGATCATTGCAGGTGAAACGGTTGCAGTTGGGAGTGATGTAGCACCCGGCATACGTGCAGTTACTGGAATCGAGTGATCACCAGCAGATGCAGTAGTGATGTTGCCAAAAGAACTCTTGATCAACTTCATGCTTGAAAGCAGTTCGTCTGAACCTGCAGTAGTCACAGCCTTTGTACCGTTTACTTGGTCATTAGCTGTACCTGCTACACTGTGCAATGCAGACTGTTTGAAACCTGACAAGTAGCCAAGAACTTCTTGGTCATACTGATCAGCTAAACGGTATGCTGCACGATCTGTTGCAAGTTGCATAAAATTAACATGAGAGTGGGCTTCTTCAATATCGTCCATCTTAAAAGCATAGTAGTTTGCTTTGTCAACAACTAATTGAAAGTCTTCATCATCTAAGTCTTGTGCTGTGACTTGTGTGCCACGAGCATAGGACTGAACAGAAATTTCGGGTTCTTTGATAATTCGCACTGTATCACCTTGTGCGCTTATCTCCCCAAAATAATCTGAGTTGGTTATATCTCCTACAGTAGCAGACTTGCGAAACGCAACCTGTACCTGTTTGGAGTAGATTATGGGACTGAAATTACCGTTGGGTAAATTCGCATAACCTGATGCGGTTGTAAAAGCCATAGTTAAAATCCTCCATATAGATGTTTGGCTTAGATTATTAAGCGTAACACTTTGAAAGAGGCTAGTAGTTCTAGGGTGCGATCAGCATACACGTTGGCCTTTGTGTAAGTTGTCGGGCCTATACTTAACTAGGTAGTTCTTATCTTAGTAGTTGGGCTTAGTGTTTAAAAGTACAAAGGTAGCTGTATTATTAGGGCTTTATACTTTTACTTCATAAACATAGTTATATCTAGTTAATCTACTATGTCAAGAGTTTTTTATCTTGCAGCACCAGAAATATCATAAACAAACTTACCTGATCGTATAGCTTCCATAATATCATCTGATTTTGCTTCATATTCTTTGGCAGACATCTTCTGCACTTGTGACTCTAGTATCTGTCCTGCAACACCCTCACCATCAACCTTAGTCGTACGTTTAGTTTTTACTTGTGATGCTGCGTCTTTTGTGTTGCGTTTCCTAGACTTGGTGTCCATATCGTTGTCAATCTTAAACAAGTCTATCACTCGTACTACAGACTGTGGATCATCCTGATTTTCATACAAGGCATCCTGTACCCACTTGGGTTGTTCGTTTGCCCAGTTGTGAAAATCATCACTGTCACGTAGCTCATCAAAGTCAGCGTGTGCTGTACGTATCTCATTCTCTGCTTTAGAACGCTGGGTATCAGCATTTAGCTTATCTATCTCTTGTAGACGTTTATCTGCTTTAGCAAACTTCTCATCTGCTTTCTTTGCAGCTATAGTTTCTACTAAGCTAGCTATGTCTGGATACTTCTTTGTCCACGCCTCTATATCTTCATCAGAACTAGGTGCACGTACAGAACCACTTGTCTTTGCTTTTTCTAGCTGTGCTTTTATTTCTTTTAGCTCTTCAGCTTGTTTATTTAGATGGATGCGTAAATCACCGTACCGTTTCTTATACGTTCTTTCTTCAGCAGATAACGCCTCTTCTTTAGTTTCTGTATTGGACGCTTCTTCTTTGGGAGTTTCTTCTTTTGTCGAGGCTGATTCATTTCCCTCAATGAGGGCTTTAAGTTCGGCTTCATCCTGCTCTATACGCTTCTTGTTTGCGTTACGGTTTGATTTAGGTTGTACAAATCCTGCATTCTTTTGGGGTTCCACTTCTGTTAGTTCTGCCATATTGTTTTCCTTTTTTATATGGGGCCAGCGTTTAGCCGGGTAGCCTTATTGTTGTTTAGTTTACGTTAGGGTTGTCTGCAACATCATTCTCTTCATCGTCTTTGTCACCGCTAAAAATACTTTTAACTGTGTCAACTATACCTTTATTACTTCCGTAGATAGATGTATCCTCTAGACCTTTCTTTTTAAGACCTTCACTGTGTAGTGCTTGTGCAGCTTTATATTGTGCATCTCTACCTAACTCACCTGACAAAGCAGATTGCAAATCAAACTGAGATTTAAAACCACCTGTCCTTGTAGCATTATCAAACACATCACCTTGATAAGTTGACCCAGTTCCTGCTGTGGGTTTTTTAAAAGCAGAAGATGCTTCCATAGCTCTTTCAAATGGTCCTTCACCCGGCATGAATGCACTCTGTGCATAAGGTACTTTGGGCGGTGTATAATCTGTAGGAGTCTTACCTTTCTTATCAAAAATACCTAAACCTATGCTAGATAAAAAACCTTGATTCTCTATAGCTTCTATTGTGTTAAATGCATTTTCATTAGCCTTTCTAATAGAATCTAAGTCTAAACCTGCAGGGTTGCCTGTTTTTATTATAGCATTGGTTGCATCATAGACCTGTTTTGCTGTTTTCATTTTTGATGTTACGGCTACTTTATTTAAAGCAAAACCTAAGCCTGGTGCTATTCCATTACCTAAAGATAATAGTAAACCTGTTTCTGCACCACTAAGGCTTCCTTCTTTGCCTTTGACCACACTGTTATTGTAATCAGTGTAATCTTTTTTGTCCCACTCCCTTACCTCTTTATCTCTAAATGTTTTTGGGCCTACTTCATACCCTAACTCACGTCTATCTTCTTTTACTTCAACATCTTGTTTTTGTGCTTGTTGTTCTACAGGCGTACCTGCTTTTAAAGTATAACCATCTGGTATAGGATTAAGAGGTCTACCATTAAAGAATACTATCTGTATTTCTGGTTTTGTTGCATGTCCATAGGTCTTAAACTCAAAGCCAGTGAACATTGGTCCTGTGCCACCATAAGCACCAAAGCCGCCTCCTACAGGTTGGGGTATTTCACGATCAGGTATATTCTTTACTTCACCACCCTCTTGCATCTTTTGAGCTTCTTGTTCTACTTCTAGCTCATCATCTCTAAAAAAAGACTCATCACCCTGTTTGATTCTTTGAAAGCCTTGTTTAGCTGCAGCCTGTAAGTTCTCAAAGAAAGGTGTACCATAGTAGCGTCTAGTTGCTGCATCAATCATAAATTCATTAGGGCTAGCCATGATAGGTATATCATCACGTACTTCTGCAGTTGTGGCTCCTACTGGGGCAGTGTTACCGCTAACTGGGTCTTTTTCTTCACTCAGTATTTCTGCCATCTCTGTATCAGTCTCTGCCATTTATCTCATCCCTTAAATATGTCAAGCGTCTAAGTGCAGCTATCTCACCTTGAGCACGATAGATACCTTCCATGCTAGTCTCTTGTTCTAACTTGCGCTGGGCTGTCTCTACCTTTTGTTGTATTACTTCTACAAACCCATCCCACAGAGGTTTATCATTTACTAACTTCTTTACTATCATGTACCAGTAAATCCTTGCTCACCTGGCGTTGGTGCTGTACCTGTGCCTATAGTGCCACCACCTGCACCTGTCGTATCAGCTACGCCTACCCCTGCTGGAGGAGGAGTCACACCTTCAGGTGGAGGTGCGCCTTGTGGTGCTACCTCTGGTGCTTCTGGTGGTGTTGCAAACTTCTTGAGTATCTCAGCTTGTATAGCTGCATCACTTAAAGAGTTTGTAACTTTGTCTGGGTCAAGATCCATGCTCTTAGCTATCTCTCGTATGATGTAGTCTGACTTTACGAAAGGCTGTAGCATAGGATTAGAGGCTACACCTAAGAACTGCATCAATCTTTGAGATCGTACTTCGTTAGCCATAAGGCTCTCTGTGCCTTGTGCTTTTACTTCTAAGTCACCCTTGATACTTTCATCGTAGTCAAACTGCATATTAAATGCAAAGAAAGCCTTGCCTAGTGGAGCAATAAGATAATCATCTACGTTCTTAACTACATTCCTGATACTGCCATTAGCAGCAGACATAAGCATACTGATACCACTAGCAGTACGGCCCACACCCTGTACGCCTGTCTGACCATGTGCGAAAGATGGGAAGCCAGTTGATTCATCTGCTAGTACCCTCGCTTTATCAAATAGTTGCATATTCTCGCTGGCTACGTTAGGAAACTTAGTTCCAAAGATACCCTGACCAGGAGCACCACCTTGTCTGCGAAATACCTTGCCCGGATAAACAGATAAGTCTTGACCTGGCACTAAGTTTGTCTCATCTACTTCGATTATAAGATTACCACTTAGGGCTGCATTATCTATTGCCATACGCATGAACCCATTCATAAGGGTCTGTGTATCATCCATGTTCTCTGCTATACCTACCCCAAAGAATGAGTATGGGTTTAATTCGTATGGTACAGCATAGTAAGGTATACGTGCTGGCTTAAACGGATTGAGAACTAAACGTAAAACTTTACTGTTACACACCCAAGCATTAACACTTAGTTGCTCTGAGTCACGTAACTCTTTAGGTATAGTCACACCGTGATCTTCTAGTATATCTGTGTCTACATAACCCCAAAACTCTAACACCTCATAGCGGTACGGAGCAGAGCTATACTGTGCATCATCCTCCATGTCTTGTTCCCAGTATTTCTTTTCGTAGGACTCGCCCATAGCTATAGCTTCATCTATGGACTCCTCTCTAAAGAAAGGTCTGGACTTTAAGCCACGCATCTGTGAACGTGTCATACGGTGACGTTCTACTACATATTCTGCTTCATCCATGTTGTAAGCATCAGGATCAGGATAGAAGTTCCATATAGATACGTGACTTGTAGATGGTACAGTCTTTATTGTAGGATCATAGTTACCATCTTCGCCCCAGCTAGGATACTCCTTGTCTATTGCAAACGGACCTTTCATTATGCCAGTGCCAAACAAAGCCATCTCAAAAGAAGTATGACGCAGTTGTTTATTTGCACCACTCTCTTCTAACTGATCGTGTATCTTCTTTTCCATCTTCTTAGCTGCTACCATAGCAGGATGGAATGTAACTGTGTCTTGTGTTGTACCTGGCCCTTCTATAATCTTATCTGATGCATACTCTAGCTTATCCTCTAGTGGCCCCATGCGCTTCATGCGGTCATACATAGTCTCACCGGGCTTTAACTTCTCGTTAGGATCAAACAACAGTGTGACAGGTGGCTTGTTACCAAACGCATCCTCTAGCTGTTCTTTAGCTTCCTCTGCTTGAGGATTAATACTTAGGTGCATAGACTCAGCTACACCCTCTGGTAATGTAGTAGGATTAACTGTAAGGGGAAAGCGAGAGCTTCCAAACAACACATCGACTATTTGTCCGTATGCAGCTAGTGTTTTAGTTTTAGTAACCTTAATAAATACACGAGACTTTTCTGTTTCTGTGAACTGCACATCTGAATTGTATAGGCCACGATAATTTCTGTATGCACGTAGCCACCTGTTCTCATCAGCAAACCTAGCATCCTCTGCACGATTAAACTTACCTTGTACAAAAGCTACAACACTCTGTGCATCTAGCTCATCAGTATCTTGGATAGATGATACCTCATCTGTCTCAAATAGTTCGCCTTGATTGTTTTCTGTTTCGGCCATGTTATCTAGTATCCAAATATTGAGTCAGCAGCTTGAAAGCGTGTCCTGTGTGATACAGGATTATAATCCCACAAAGAACTTCGTGGTCTTGTCATTATACCATACCTTAGTGCATCGTACAAGTGATCTTCTGAGTTTGTGTCTACATCTTCTGGGTTTCTTTTGTCTAATGGTATACCTGGAAGTTGTGCAATAGTGTTGATGCAGGAAGAGAAGAACACTAATCTTGGCTCCTCAGTGAACTCATCCACCTGCAAACGGCGGTGTAGCTCGTTCTTACCTGCCACCCTTGAACCTTTGGAACGATCAGAAGGACGCCATCGCAATCCTTTCTGGTTCATCTGTTCAGCCAATGAGGGGCCAGTGTCTCCACGCTTGTGCCACAGGGAGCTATCCAACACACCGTACCTGATATTGTCATCTTTCTCTGCATCTAATATCATATCCGCTAAGTCTGTTGCTGTAACTCTTGAACAGTATAGCTCTCTATAAACTATTAACTGCTCACTTGGACTTACTGCTAACCAAACAACTCCTGTGTAGCTACCGTAACCATAGTCGCAAGCTCTGAATCTAGCCCAACTTTTAGGTATATCGTGTGGCTCAACTACGTGTATCTTTCTGTTAAACTCAGGAAACGCTGCTCCTTCATTTACATCCCAGTTCCCTTCTAGTAACTGCTTCCTTTGATGCTCTGGCAGTGACAAAAGCATAGCTTCATAGTCACCACTCTCAGCTAAATAAGGATTATCAAAGAGACTAGCAGGTATAAACCTTCGTTTGAATAGGGGTTGACCAGCTTTACTATGCCCTTGTGGAAACTTTAAAACCTCACTAGTCTCAATGTCCGTTGCCCAGAAAGGCGTATTAGGTTTAGCTGGGTCAATGAACATCTTCTTAACCCATGCGTGACCGGGACCGCCGGGGTTTGTTGTTGCTCTCATGTACAAACCTAAATCTTTATTTGCACTACGTAATCTTGAACGCATGTAGTTCCAGCTATAAGGGCTGTTCCACTGAGTCAACTCATCAAAAGCTACATAATTAAATGCTTGTCCTTGATACCGCATAACGTCTGTGTCTCTGTCTAGGTAAGACATCCACAATGTGCCACCTCTAGGTGTAGTCCACTGTGACTTACGCTCTGACCACTTGATGTTAGGTATCGCTTTAGGGTATAGCTCTTGGCTTTTCTGTATTAGTTCTCTTAGTTCTTCTGTTGTGTGTCGTACTAGTAGTCCACTAAAGTCTGGACTGTTTAAGTTACGGAGGGGGTCAGCTAGTGTTGCATAGCTCTTACCACCTCCTGCTGCCCCACCATATAACACCTCTCGTTCACTAGATGCTAGGTATTGTGTTTGTGGTCCGGGGTTAGGTTTAAAAACGACACTTTGTGCTTGCTTTACGTCATACTCTGGGGGCTTAACTTGTGCTGGCTGTGTCGTTATCTTCTTCGTGGGTGTAGGCTCCTGTTCTTTCTTTTTCAAGGATTTCGATCTGACGTAACGCCTTTTCGAGCCTCTTGGTATACTGGCGTTTAATCGTAGTAATCCTCTTTCGCTTTCTTTCGACATCTAATCTTTTCTTTAAACCGTAGTGTGATATGCTTTTACCTGACTGTGTAGTCAACCAAGCTGCAACTTGTCTCAAGCTATATTGCTTTACGTGTTTCTTTGCTAGCTCTATTAGCTCTAGCTCTGTTGGTATAGGGTTTAACCATTCTTCATCTTCAGGGTCTACCTCATATCCAAACGGTATGTATTGGCTGAGTCTAGGTATTCGCATCCAGAGTTTTGCTTTGTACGGAACTCTAGGAAGCATCCAATATTCATGCTGTAGGGGTCTTTCACTCTTCAGTTGTAGTAGCATCGTTCTCTTTTGGTGGCAGTATAAACAAACCTCCTGAAGATTCTACTGCTACCTTCTCAGTCTTAACTATACCTGCACGATCTAGTATCTGACCTGCAGCCATAAGTGTTTCTTTTATTCCTAGCTGGGTAGGATCGTCCAAAGCCTTACCATATGCAACTGCAGCTTTAGGACCAATCCTAGACATATATGTTTTAGTTGCATCAAATATTTCATCTTTGAGTGTCTCCACTATAAGAGATGTAGGCGTGTTGGGGCTATAGCCAGCTAACTTCTTAGCTGTCACAGCGTCACCACCAGCCTCTTCAAACAAGACCTCTAGAAACTTAGTTTGCTTTTCATTTAGTGCTCTTGCCATTTTTCTGTTCTCGTTTTCTTTTTCTTCTGTCCATGTACATCTTAATAAAGCCAGCTATAGTCCAAGCTCCATTTATTAAGTTCCACATAAGTTACTTTACCTTCCTGTAGGATCTGGTTTTTTTTGCGATTTTCTTAGGTTGAGCCACATGCTGCTTACCTGCCTTAGTGCCTTTTCGTTTAGCTCTGGTTGTAGCGGCATACTCAGCAGGGCTAAGAGACTTAATAGCCGCACTAGGTAAATACCGTTCACCAGTTTTAGCACTAGGCTTGCCACTCTTAGTACGCCACTTCTGTTTTGTCCATGACTTTAAACTTCTTTGTGATTTAGCTAGGGCCATTTAACAGCAGTCACACTCAGGATTACATTTACGATTTATTAAAGCACACCAAAGTCTTTTTAGATAACGCATCATTATTTATATCCTTATTTTAAATCATCCATTGTTAGTTTAGGAAGTTCTTTCATACGAATAAGCATTTCAGCACGTTCCTCTTTTGGCATTGGTATCATACCTGCGTCAGACAAAATGCCTTCGTCATCCCAATGTTTTACCCACTCTTTCATGTATGATTTTACATTTGGTATTAGTTCTGCGTGACTATGTTTTACGTAAAAGTACAAAGCTCTTGATACAGAATAATTACCATCAGCAATTGCATCAAAGGTAGGCTTAGTTCCAGACACTATTGCACCTTGTAGTGTATCTGTATTCTGATCTAAATACGAAAAACCAAATATACCGTATGTGCTAGAGTCCTCTTGTAGTTTTTGTACGATTAGATTATCTTGCTCTCCTGCTTCTATATAAGCACCGTCTGTACGCATTGCCCTACAGAGCTTACCTTTTTTATCACCTCTAGCTTTAGAGGCAGCTTTAGCTACAGGATCTTTTGCACAGTAACCTTTTTGGTTTACCATTTCTACATAAGAAGCACGAGTTCCTGATGTGGTTGGAGGACCATATACTCTAATTTTAATATCAGGTAAAGCAGGGTTAACATCACTCCATTTGTCATAAGGGTTATCTATCCAAGTTCCATCTTCTAGGGCAATCTGTGCAGTAAGTGCTTTACCTAAATCTGATTTAGAAATATTTAAAAGCTGGCCCTTCTTTGAATTAGCTACAACAATACCGTCATAACCTACTTTTATTTCTGTAACCTCTACATTATTACTATTACAAAACTCTAACTCTTTTGGCTTCATGCGAGATGACGCATTACCTATATCAATAAACTCTGTACCAGCACCTTCACATACACCTTTTTTCCCTACTGACGAACCACCAGATTCAACTACAGGAGTTTTATACATAGGATTATTACCTAATTCTTCTGCAATAATAGTTGCAAAAGGTAAGACAGTGGAAGAACCAGCAATGCTAACATAATCTCTTGCATATAAAACATTTGTTACACCTAATGTAAAAAATGTAAAAAGTAAGATATTTTTTATTTTCACTTTATTTGTCCTTTTTGTTTAGTGTTAAAGTTAATATTCATTATTTATACCCTCCACCTGCTTTTTTGTAAGCAGAGGCCAACATCTGTGCTTTACGTGCTGACCACTGCCCCGGTTTACCACCCTTGCTACCAGCTTTTATTCTAGAAAACTGACGTTTACGCATGGCTGGCTTAGTGTAGTTACCTGCCTTGTTTACTGTAGATTTACTTTTAGCCATGAGCTATTTTCCTCACGATAAAACTACACGAACAACTGTACTAGAACTTTCTGCACGTCTGTAATTTAAGATAGTAGAGTTACCTACTGCTTTAGGAACTATAAAACTGTGCGCTCCTGCAGGTATCTCTATATCGTTATCATCTACATCAGCCTCTGCAGAACCAAAGTTTATATCTAGCTTGTGGCTAGTTTCAATGAAGACCACACTAGCGTTAGTGCAGTCTACGTGTTGTGTAGTAGTGTTACTTAGGGTGACAGCAGTTTGTACTGTCCACCCCAAGTTTTCGCCTATTAGACCAACTTGATCAACCATTGGCTAACTCCTAACTTATGTAAATGGAGTTGCTGCAGTGCCATCACCAAACAGATACCCAGTTACAACCCATTTAGAATCAGTGATACATACATACTTAATCATACCACCAATGAAACGGCCTTTGGTATCACCGTCAGCTACGATCTGATGATCGGCTGCTGCAGGCACAACAAACGCTAATGTGTCAATGTTTTCATTTAGTGCTGCTAAACCACCAACCTCATCTTTGTCAATCAAAGTAATCATACCTTGCAGTGTGTCTGCACTAGACGCTGCATCAATCTGCATAGTTCCTGTAAAAGTTGTTCCTACATGAAACTCGTAAGTTAAACCTGCTGCTGCTGCAGGTAGAGTGACAGTAATACCAGCAGCACGATTAAGAGAAAAGATAGTTCCTGACTCTGCTGCGGTTACTGTCTTTGTTGAATCAGTAATACTGGTTACTACTGTCTTTTGTGTTGTGAGAGTTATTGGGCTTTCGTATACCTCAATACCTTCCTGTCTTGTTGCCGTTAGTGACATTACTTAGCTCCTTTGCTATAAAACATACCAGACTTACGATAGTCTTGTTTACCATTTGATATTAGGCCACCTCTTTGTTTGAAGCCCATTTTGTTTCGCACCTCTGTAGGTAACTTAGATAAGCCTTTACCTTTGTTACCTTCTGGTACATCTTTTAGCGCCCCACCTTCAGCCATACCCATCATAGGCTTTTGATTAGCTTGTGGCTTCTCTGTAGCTGTGAGAGGCTCATCTTTACGCATCTCCATCATGTTACGCTGTCTTTGTTGATCTGCTTGAGTGGGATTGTACATAGGCTGTATGGGGTTCACGACTCCTCCCATCTGCATCTTACGTTTAGACTTCATGCCCTTCTCCACTCCTGATATTACGCCTTTATTACGAGAGGCATAAAAGACTGCCTCTCCTTCTTTATCACCATACTGCTCTTTCATGGAGCGCATGATCTTTTTGCCTTTTTTAGTTAAAGGCATATCTTACTACCCTTTGACTAACTTGTAGCCTTTAGCTTTAGCTGCAGCGCGAATGTTAGCAAGTGTCATTCCACCTGTCTTACCACCCATAGCGTAACCTTTTTTCATCCTACCACCACGAGCCATGCCCTTTTTCTTCATAGGCATCTTGCCACCTTTAGCCATACCTTTTTTCTTCATCTTATTGTTAGTCTTGCCCCCACGGGCCATACCTTTCTTCTTGTGAATTGCCATAGCAACTACTCCTTGTATAGATTGTTAAACACTCGTTGCGTATCCCAAACGTACTCTACGTCTTGCTTAGAGTGATATGTGTTTTGGTTTGGCTTGAAGTCAGGAGCACCTTGTCCTGTCTCAAACCAAGCTGGGTGAGTTACTCTCACTCTGTTGTTGGGTAACGCAACCATGTTACCTGTGTATTCTCCTGCATCTAATAATTCAAGTACGTGACTTTGCTTGTGTTGCGCTGGGTCATCTGCTACCTCACTGTTAGTGTAGTCAACAGTAAAGTAATACTTAGCAGGATAAAACTCACCATCTATCTTTGCTATCCACGGAGCCGGGGTAGCCCTGTCTAACACATACACACTGTGATGATGCGACATGCAATCCCACGGCTGTGCTACATAGGGCGGTAGTTCTTCAGGCCACTCCTCTAAAGGTGTATCAGCTACTAGTGCTGTCAGTGGCATTCTTGCCCACATAGCCCCGCCGTGTATGTTGTGCTCTTCTTCCGACTCGTCTGACTCGCACCCTGTAAAAATCACTTGAAAGCTCAGAGTCCTGTTCGGCATCGTTGTCACTGCTACTACCATAGCGTGTAGAAACTCGTTGTGATAATCTTCGTCGTTCTTTGTATATTCTCTTCTTACCCATGCTTTGAAGTACGGTATGTTACTTTGTAGATACGGCATTTCTTTCCTTTCGCAGTCTTTCTTTAGCTGATTTAGCTGTCTTGACAACATCAGACTTGCCTATAACTTTAGCACGTTGTTCCATGACTGTCAAGATTTGTATTTTCCTTGCGAAAGGTTTTCCTGATTTTCTTACTCTTGTTACTGTAGCTTTAGCATCTGCATTCGTAGCAAACTTAATAGGCACAGTATCTTTGGGGTTCTCATCTGTGTACAACCTGCGTCCAGAACCTTTAGGCTTCTTGCCTGTGCCTACCTTTGGGTCTTTGCGTTTCTTTGTACGGGGCATTATACAGATATATCCACGAGAGAACCTTGAGATACTTTTAGTTTATTATAGAAGTTAGCGTTTTGTAACATATCCATAATCAACTGATGCATCTGTTTTTGTTTATACAAATTATTTACTGAGCGCTGGGTGCTCTCTATGGCCTCCTCAACACGTTCTACCCTCCTAGCTTGACTTCGTATACGATAGTCATTTAACACATAGGGGGCAGGGTTTACGTGATGAGAAGGATTCGTTTCCATAATAGGTTTAACACTTCCATCTTTTTCTGGCTTGTCTTAACCTAGAGTTAGGATCTTTGGCAGCTTTAGGGAACTTCTTCATCTGCCCAGCGCTTCTAGCACAGAAGGACTTCCTGCGCTTTGCATCTTTACTACCCTTTTTAACTTTACCAGTTACGGCAGTTTGTAACTTACTGCCGGGATTCTTCCTGCGATAAGATGCTACACCAGCTTTAGTCATACCTGCACCTTGCTT